CATACCGCAGTCACCGTAATGTTTGATGCGTCAAGCGTGGGCTGCTGGTCAATCCCCATTGTCACATCGTTGTGCGTGGCGGGATCGATGAGACTTACATAGATACTCAGAAGAACAAGTCCCGGAACCGCTGCGAGCACAGCGCCGTAGTAACTGCTGGCCAGAATCAACGATCCGATTCCAGCGGGAGTGTTGCTGTTATCTCCAGAGAATTGCGCAATAATCGCATTTTGGATCAGTGTCACGTAATCCGAAGGCAGAGTTGCAGTATTGGTAACAGCGACAGCAAAATACACCGGCGTCGGAGCGGGAACGACAAAACTCACTCCGTAGGCCGGCTGAGGGCTTGAGTAGCGCGTATCGTAGACAACGACCGTTTCGACCGATCCTTCGCCGGGAACCGTTGACCCGCTTGGATAATCCGGCCACGCGCTATAGGAGCAACCGCCATCTTTTTCGTTCCAGATAGCTTGCGCGATTGCGCTGGCCTCGCCGCCAACGACCGCAATATAAACCGAGTGTGGGGCAAGAGGATAACTTGTCGGTCCATAATTCACCGTGCTCCCCGATGGGTTGTCTATCACATAGCAGTCAAGCACGCCTGGAACGGCGTACACGTTGGCGAAAATGGCATCTGTGGTGCCGTGACTATTGAGAGCTACGGAATTTTGCCTCCGCAACTCAAACTCTTGCGAGCTTTCAACATCGGAACCTAGAATGCCAGCGGCAGAATTGGTTATCGTGTCCCATCCCGGTACAGCACGGTAAATCTGCGTTAGTGAACCGCTAGGACAGGGAATCGGCCCCGTCGCCACGTTTGCAAACTCTGCCGGAACTGTTCCACTGGGGCCAATCGTTACCGATCCAAGAAGCTGGTAGACGTTGCCCGATGTGTCCAGAGCTAGAGCGCCTGCCGCGATGTAGGCTCCCGGCAATCCTCCAATGGCTGCAATCACGACTGTGGAAGTCGCTGCTTGCCGCGTCATAAAGTAGATTCTGCCTATCGCATCCTGAAAGCGCCCTTCTGCGTATTGCGGGTCTACCTGGTTCGCAATGTAGGCAATCTGGCTGTTCTTGTCTGCGATAATCGCCGAATCACTCGAAGCGATCTGTCCCTGCGGAGTAGAAAGAGATGGATTGACACCTCCCCCAAAGGCGGTATCGATGTCTGCCTGCCGGCCAGCGAGAATCGCCGCATCGCTGGGAAGCACGACGCCTTCCGGTGTCCATTGAATCGCAGGTACAGAGGTGCTCATAGAAAGTTCACCGTGGTGTTGGTTCCGTCACTGGTTGAAAATTGCACTTGGCCAGCCACTTGGCGGTCTGCAATCGAGGTAATGACCGTGTTCGCCGTCACCACTCCAGGAACCGTCAAAGCCGCCTTGTTCATTGCCGCTTCGATTTGCGAAAAGCTGGGATTCTGTCCCAAAAACTGCTGCCAATACGGGACGCCTTGCGTGGTATCGTACCAAAGTTCTCCCAGGAAAAGCCGAATTGCGCTGGCAACATCCTGGGCCACCGCATAAGGAGGAGCCGCCATAGCGATGTTCCCGTTACTGTCCAGAACCAAGTCCCAGGCCGAGCCATCTAAAAGCAGCGTATTCATCGGTGAACTCATGGGACCGGCTCTCCTGTCTTCCCGCTAATCGTACCGCCCGTGTGGATGTGCTCAATGGCGCTGATCGAGTTCGGGCCAGCCAAAACGTCTGTCTGTGCCGTTATTGTACCGCTAGTTTGCACCACGTTGCCCTCCAAATTGATTGTCGGTGCCTGGAGAGTGATCGCATTTGGGGAGACAGCCGTGATCCCTGAGTCCCCGAATTGAATGTACTGCGTAGGAAGGCCATTCAGCACCCCGCCGAGGTACATCCCGTCAGCGAAGTCGTGCATCCTGAAACTGCCTGGATTGGCTTGCGCTTTGGTGCTTTTGACGTTTGTGATGTCTCGACTGGCGAAAACGGCGATCCCGATGTCACCCGGCTTCGGGTCAAGGATGATTGCGTTCGCTCCGCCTTGGATGCGTAGGTAGGGAAGGCCGTACATCGTCACATGCGGAGTAGCGACAGCCTGTCCCGTGATCTGATTCACGAGAATCTGCACATCTACGGTTCCGACTGGAGAAACGCCGCCCTCATTCGAGCAGGCAATGACCTTGACCAGGGAAGCAGTCTGCACTTTTGCAAGCGCCTGTTCGACGACAAAGCGTAGATTGTTGTGAACCCCCCACAAGGTGAAGGGCTGCAACATGCCTGCCGGGTTGGTGGTGCTTCCCATCATTGCCCCACGTAAGCCGCGCCCGTCGTGGGCGATACGGCATTAACCGTCGTTTTCCACGGTCCCGCCGGCGTTTGACTGGAAAGCTGGTGTGACATCGATACCACGATCCACTCTCCATTCGCCTTCGGAATCGAAGACTGCATTTGAACCGTTCCGCCAAACACGATTGACGGATTGAACAGCGTCTCGAAGTTCACTCCTGTGCTATTGAACAATGGGTATCCCTCAAGGCCCGTCTGCGGAGAGATCAGCGGAACAGCAGTTGCGTTTCGCGCCTTTCCATAAGGAGCAATTGCAAGCGTGTTTGGGCTTGTGCTGTCGAGGTACATCCAGAATCTGTATGCCTGCATCAGCGACCGCGCCTGTTCCATCAGCGTGTTTCCGAGGTATGTTCCACGTGGAACAGTGGCGTTAACTCCGTTGTTTTCAAACTGATAGCCCATCGCAGAGGCAATCTGTTGCATCACCGTGGCCACATCGCTGTCAGTGGCAAGGCTCAGCGGCGCAACAGGTTGAACAAGAGCGGAGTATCCGATCTGCGCTTCGATATAAAGATAGGCGTTCGGCATCGAGGCGTAAACACCCCAGCAATTCAGCACGTCGCCATTATAGACAAGCGTTTCTTGCGTTCCGTCGATGGCAAAGACTTGAATCGAGTTAAACGTAAAGGAAGAGCCTGACTGACTGACGATGAGGTTGTCCCACAGCAAGCTAGTAAGCGTGTTCATGTCGTTTGCAGTAACGCCGAAGATTTGCGCTTTGAGCGTGCCCATCATCGCGCCACCTGCATTGTCGATGTAGACGGACGCCCTCAATCCTTGAAGCGTGATTGTGTTATAACTTTGGCCGCCGGAAGAAAAAGAGGAACTTGGGTTGCCCAGCGTGATAACGAAGCGCAGGTCTTTGATGTTTTGGAATGAACTAGGCGGCGACCCCATAAGCCTCCAAATCTGCAAGGTCGAGATAGAGCATGACCCAGCGCATTCCTAGACCTGTGTAAATCGGATCGTCTGTTCCCTGTGTGTCGAAGAACATCAGCCAACCGGAGAATCCAAGGTAGGAAGTAGGAACAAGCGAAACAAGGTTCTTACACTGCACGGCATAAGCGATCTGTACTCCATTCACAGACAGATCGAGAAACATGCTTTGGTTCTTGACGTATACGGAGATAGCGCACGATTGCCCATCGAGCACGACTTGCGTCTGTTGCGAGGGAACGGATTGAAGCGCGATCTGCTGCATTAGTCGCTCCCTGGGATGATTCCCAATGTCCTTCTTATGGCCGTCCACATCTTTTGCATTGTGCTTGAAGAAGGGGTTGATGGTTGCGTGTTTCCATTGTTCACCGGAGCAGTTGCGCTTGGAGATTGAGGAGACTGCGCTTGCGGGCTTTCCGGGGGAGAGCTTTCGCTTTCACTTGATGCGTTTTCACTCGCCACAGAAACATTCGTCAGCGCCGCCGTGACCTGCAATACCTGCTTTAGCGACACTTCCACAATTAGCATCGTTGCACCGTGCGTCGCCGTGCGCTGGTAGCTGTACCGCTCAATCGTGCATGAGCCTTCTGCCCCGCTGTAGGAAGCATCCGGCGTGTAAACATTGAAAAGCTCGGTAGACTGACAGGCAGCATCTATCGCCGCGAGAAACGCTATTTTCTCGGCCTCTGTTCCGCTCATTGCTAGAGCGACAATGGGATTTGAGGGCTGAAACACTTTGTTGAAACTGGCAAAGGCTGCACCTTGATTTGTGTTGTTTGCCTCAACCGGGAAGTCGCTAACTTGCATCGAGCGTGCAAATCCAAACGACAAAACCGAAAGCGTTCCGCCGTCCGTTGGCGTATAGATAGGTTGATTCGCGGACGTATAAATCCCCCACGGCAATTCTCCTTGTGCCTGGTTAATCATCCAATCCTGAGGAGCAGCAATACTGATGTTGATGCTTGGTTCTCCGGGAGCAACGCGAGGGATTGGCGGCACTCCTGCGTAATCGGGAACGTCGGGATAGGGAATCAGAGGCATCAGATCAAACCTGCATTCTGCTGAGTCAAAAGCGTTGTCCAATCCATTCCACGCGCCATCGAAGGCGTCATGGCGGGACCACCTGCCGGGCTATGCAAGTTGATTGTTCCAATGTTAGTAACCCGGCTGTTGTCTGTGTTGGCTGTATTCATGCTTGACGAGGAGGAAACAGACGCTGGAATTCTGGAGGCATTCGCCACTCCATTCATCAGCGCCGTTGCTGATCCAGTCTGCCAACGAGAAATTGCCTCGTCTGGACTTAGGCCGGCATATTCCTTCGTTCCCAATAGAGCGCGAGCAGCCGCCTTTCCGGTATCGTCATCAGGGAAAGTGGCAACTTTCTTTCCGCCCTGGGCGAGGATGTATCCGGTCGCTCCGTGAGCAACGGCAAAGTCCCCATACAGAATGTCGCCTGGATTGTGCGCCTTCTGCGGTATATTCTGGTTACCGGAAGAAGATTTGTCGTAAAATCCCTCGCGCGTGAAAATTCTTTCAAGCAGGTCATCTTCCGACTCAGGCTTGCTGGGTTTGATCTTGATTCCCAGCAGCCCAGGCAGCGTGGTGTTGTTCCATCCCCATATCAACGCTTTCTTGACCGCATTCTCGGGAACTTTGATCCCATGCGCTCGAAGCCAGTTCTCAAAGCGATTTGTTGCTTCCTCGATTTGCCCGCCAAGCCACTTGAAAGCCTCGCCGGCCTTCCTCACGTTTCGTTCAAATTCGCTCCAGTCAAACCAACTATTACCTCCCTCAGCCCACTTCCTGTAATCATTCCAAAGAAGAAGAACTGCCGCTCCGAGCGCGGCCACGATGCCTAGCACAGCCAGAAAAGGCCCAGCAGCCTCCACAGCGCCCGCCAGGGCCGTCCATGCGAAAGAAACGGCACCAAGTGCGCTTGCAAGCGCAGCGACGGCAGCAAGGGCGGCTGCAACCCCGGCAATGATAGCTACAATCTTCTCGTGGCGTTGCGCCCATGCCCCAATCTTCTGGAGAAGGTCTAAGAACTTCTCCAGGTATGGCGTGATCTTGTACAACAGGTCATATCCGATTTTGACTAGCTGCAATTCCAAGTCTGTGAACCGGCGCTTCAATTCTGCCGCCGATGCCGCTTCCTTTTCCGTAGGCCCAAATCCCTTGGTTCTTACCATTGCCGCCTGAACCGCTCCTGGGCCTTGCAAAAGCAGATTCATCACATCTTCTGGAATTCCGCTGGCCATTCCGAAGCTGAACGCCATCTTGCGATCCATGCCAGCGAAACGCTTAGACAGGTCCACCATGATCTTGTCAAACGGTTCACGAAACGAAATGCCAAGTCGAGCAAAGAGTGGCAGGAGTTGCGGCATTTTTCCAGTCAGAAGTTCTCCCGGCATTCCCGCTATGGTCCGCATGAAGTTCTGAATCGCGCCCTTGTTGCCGCCGATCTCTTGAGCAGCGGCACCCCACGCAAAGAGCTTCTGTGTACTCATTTCCAGATTGCGGGAAAGGAAGTAAAGCTGCG